GACCGGCGCGGCGGCCTGCCCGGCGCGCTCATGGGCGGCGGCGGTCGCGACCGGCGGCTCAGCACCATGCTGCCCGGCCCGAGCATCTTCCGGAAGATGTTCGGCGGGATCAAATCCATGGGCAAAGGCCTCGGCGGTCTGTTCTCCGGTCTGTTCTCCGGCGGCGCGAAGCTGTTCAAAGGCCTCTCCAAGGGCATCGCCGACGCGTTCTCGATGGGCCTCGACCAGGCCCAGCAGGTCTGGAAGTCCGCCTCCGGGTTCTTCCAGCAGCTGTCCAACATCGGCGGCGGCATCGGCGGGGCGCTGCAGTTCGGCGCCATGGGCGTTGCCGTGCCGCTCGTCCTCGGCCTCGCCGGAGCGCTGCTGCACCTGTCGGCGGCACTGCTGGCGCTGCCCGCGGCCGCCGGTGTGGCCGTCGCCGCCATCGCGCCGCTCATCGTCGCCTTCAAGGGCTTCGGCGAGGCGGTGTCAGCTGGCCTGTCCGGGGACACCGAGGCCTTCAACGAGGCGCTGAAGAAGCTCAGCCCGAGCGCGCAGTCCGTGGCCAAAGACGTCGTGGCCCTCGGCCCCGCGTTCTCCAACCTGCGCAAGGTCGTCCAGGAGTCCCTGTTCAACCAGCTCGTCGGCCAGCTGAGCAAGCTGGGCACAACCCTGCTCCCCGCGCTGACCACGGGCATGTCCAGCGTCGCCGGGGCCCTCGGGCACCTGCTGAAGCTGTTCGTCGGGCTGATGTCCACGCCCGAGACCATCCAGATGATCAACAACCTGTTCAGCACCACCACCCGGATCATCGACACCCTGGCCGAGCCGTTGATCAACTTGTTCGGTGGCCTGTTCGACCTGATCAACGCCGGACTGCCGTGGGTGGAGCGATTCACCCACGTCCTCGCGAACGGGCTGCAGGCCGGTGCGGACTGGCTGCAGAAGATCACTGGGCCGGGCGGGCAGTTCACCGGCTGGATGGAACGCGCGTGGAACGTCGGCAAGCAGCTGTGGGAGGTGCTGAAAGGCCTCGGCCAGTACGCCTTCACGCTGCTCGACGCGTTCGGCGACGAGGGCACGGACACACTCACGGGCATGGCCGACGCAATCAAGAAGATGAATGACTACCTGAAGACCAGCGAAGGTCAGGAGACGCTGCACAACCTCGGCGTGCTGGTGCACTGGGCAGGCAACGCCTTTGTGTTCCTGCTCGGCACGATGACCGCCGCCTGGAAGGGCCTGAACGCCGTCTTCAGCTTCGTGCGGGGCATCGGCCCGTTCTTCGCCGACCTGTGGGACGGCATCGTGTCCGGCGCGCGATCGGTCGGCCGGTGGTTCGCGGACCTCTGGAACAACATCACCGGCGGCGTGTCCAGCGCTGCGTCGGCGGTCGGCGGCTTCTTCGGCATGATCGGCGGCTGGTTCGTGTCCGCCTACAACGCCGTGGTCAGCTGGGGCGGGAAGATCGTCGACTGGTTCGTGGCACTGCCCGGCCGGATCGGCGCGTTCTTCACGGCCCTGCCCGGCATCATCGGCGGGGCCATGACCACCGTCGCGGCCACCCTGCAGTACGGCATCGGCTACCTCGCCGGGCTCATCGTGAAATTCTTCACCGTCGATATGCCGAACTGGTTCCGGTCCGGCTGGGAAGCGGCGAAGACCTTCACCATCAACGGCATCATGTCGATCATCGCGTGGGCGAACGCGCTGCCGGGCCAGGTCAGTGCCGCGTTCGGGCAGCTCATGGACGCGATCGGCGGTTGGTTCTCGCGCGCCTGGAACTGGGCGAAAGACGCCACGGTCAACGCCGCCCTGTCCATCGTCGCGTGGGCGGCCAGCCTGCCCGGCCGGATCAGCGGCGCACTGTCGCGGCTCATGGACTCGATCGGCGGGTGGTTCTCCCGGGCCTGGAACCAGGCGAAGGACAGCACGATCAGTGGCTTCAACAGCGTCATGTCCTGGATTCGCAACCTGCCCGGCGCGGTCAGCAACGCCCTTTCGGGGGCTGGACGCTGGCTGTACAGCGTCGGCAAAGACATGATCCGCGGACTGGTCAACGGCCTCGAAGATGCGCTGGGCTGGGCCGTTGATGCGGCCCGCAACGCCGCCAACCGGATCAAGCGCGGCTTCCTCGACGCCCTCGACAGCCACTCCCCGTCGCAGGTCATGCGTAAAGAGGTCGGTCGATGGATTCTGCCCGGCGTCGTGCAGGGCATGGAGGACACGAAACCCAACTTCGAACGCTACCTGGGCGCGTCCGCCGACCAGATCCGCGGCGCCTATCGCCCGGTCGTCAACGTCGCCGCGCCGAGCGTGTCCGTCGGCGGCACGACGCTGCTCGCCGACCTCGGCGACGGCATCCGCCGGGCCGTGCCGGTGCAGATCATGCGCAACCCGCAGGTCGTGGCGACCGCGGCCAGCGTCGGCAACCGCCAGCGCGCCGCCTGGACGAACACCGGCCGCACTGCCGTAACCGGCACGACGTGACCAGGGTGGATGAGATGGGCGACATGGACGGGAGGCGGCAGCAGTGGTAGCCGACACGCGCATCTACCTGGGGCGGCCCGGCGCGCTCGCCGCGATCCGCTCGCCCCGCGGCGCGTTCGAGGCGCCCCGGTCCCGGCGGACGTCCACGTTCGAGCTGGGCCTGGGCGGCGCGTCCGTCGACCAGATGATCGGCGGGGCCCGCACCTACACGATCAACTACGAGATGCTGCTCCGCGACGACTGGACCACGCTCCAGGCGTTCCTCGACGGCCACGAAGGGCCCGGCCCGTTCGTGCTGCTCGACCCGGGCCAGCGCAACATGCTGCCCGCCAACGTGGCCGCCGCGACCAGCGTCACCAACAGCCCCGACGGCTTCCCGTGCGTCGGCGGCTTCGACCTGATCGGCGTCGCTGACAACTACAACCGCTCGGCTGTGGCCAGCGGCTGGGGCACGTCCACGTCCGGGCACGTCTGGACCACCTCCGGCGGGCTCGCCGCCGAACACGCCACCACCGGCACGACCGGCACCCAGTCTTCGAGCACCATCAACGTGTTCCGCATCGCCACGATCGACACGGGATATACGGACTTCGACATCACGGTCGACGTGGCCCTGTCCGTGGGCACCCCCACCGGCGCCGCCATCGCCCAGTGGATCTGCGGCCGGTGGGCCGACAGCAACAACTACTACGTGGCCCGGCTGACGTTCTCCACGTCCGGGCTCATGCAGCTGCAGCTGTTCCGGCGCAGCGGCGGCACGCTGAGCAGCGCCCTCGCCGCCGCCACGCTCACCTCCAGCCACGTTGCCGACTCGATGTGGCGGGTCCACTTCACCGGCGTGGGCAGCTCCCTGGCCGCGTCGGCATGGCTGCGCGACACCGGCAGCGAACCCAGCACCCCGCAGGTCACCGCCACCGACGCCACGCTGACCACCGGCACCAGCATCTCCCTGCTGACCCGGCTGGAGAGCGGCAACACCAACACCCTGCCCGTGGTCAGCACGTGGGACAACCTCAGTGCCGCGCCCGGCTGGGCGGCGCTCACGTCGTCGGCCGCCTACACCGACGCCGGGCCGCGGGTCCTCGCGCTCACCTTCACCGCGGCCATCACCACGGGTACGGTCATCACGGTGGCGTGGCCGTCGTCCACGTTCGCCTACGGCGTGCCGGTCGTGGCCGGGCGGGCGTTGTGCTTCTCCTGCTACGTCCGCGGTGGCGGTGGCGACCCGGTCGCCACGTACACGCCGCAGATCGTCTGGCGCGCCGCAGACGGCTCCGTGGTCAGCACCACGTCCGGGACGCCGGTCGCGAGCGCCTCCGGCGCCTGGGCGCAGATGTCCGCGACCGCCACGCCACCGGCCACGGCCGTCTACGCCGACCCGCGGGTGTCCTACACCTCCGGCGCCTCCGCGGGCACGATCGGCTACTTCCGCCGGTTCCTGCTCAACGAGGGCAGCGAGCCGGACACGACGTGGTCAGCCGGGACCGGGGTGTGGCCGGTGCGCGTGGTCGCCGGGCAGGAGGCCTGGCCGCTGGTCTCGCCGGAGCTGCGCACCGGGCCGACCGTCGTCTTCCAGGAGGACGTGAGCTGATCATGGGGGGTGAATACTGATGCAGGACGCCAGCAACGCTTTCGACACGGCCGCCGCCACGCACCGCACGTGGGTACCGCCCCGGCTGCGCACCGACTGGGCCGACGACGACTACGACGGCGACGGCACGGTGGACGACCTGTCCCCGCAGGTGTCCTCGAAGTGGCAGGTCGACCACACCCTGGACGACGGCTACCCCTCCACTGTGAGCTTTGTTTCCGGTTCGGCGATCCCGGAGCTGGAAACGGAGCTGACCGGCCGGGTGGTCGACGGGGTACCGATGACCGCGGCCGCCTACTGGTCGCCGCTGCGCACCGACTCCCCGGTGTACGGCCACGACCGGGACGTCTCCCCGCTCACCCTGGACACCGGCCTCATCACCGCCGACGGCCCGGAGTACGTGCGGATCTTCACCGGCCAGATGACCGGCGCGCCGGTGCGCGACGGCGTGGCCAACCTGACCGGCATCAGTGCAACCCGGATCGCGCTGATGAAGCCCGTGCAGCCGCCCGCGGTGACCGACGTCTACGCCAGCACGATCATGTCGTCCTGGGTGGTCAGCTGGTGCCTGCACGCCTGCGGGCTGTACGCGGGCCCGCGCCCCCGGCCCGGCACCGTGGCCTACTTCCCGCTGCACGGCGGCCTGTGGCGGTTCCACGACGCCGGGTTCCCCGGCGGCAACGTCACCGGCGTCACGATCACCGGCTCGGAGCTGTGGCGGATCGTGGACAACACCCCCACGCTCACCAACCTGCTCCGCACCGAGGTCGAATGGCTGCGTGGGCCGTACGTGGCCGCGCCGGACCTGTACCTGACCACGGCCGAGTCGCGGCGCGCGTACGTGCAGCAGATCCCCCTCGGGGACACCACCTACGGCGGCACGACCGACGTGTTCTCGCAGGCGGCCGCCGCGGGCCGCCTGGAGATGTGGATCCGCGGCGACCCCGCCGACGTCAACACCGCGCCGGGCGGCTCAGGAAGCGTGTCGCGGCTTGCGGGGTTCCAGCTGACCGCGGAGGCGTCCGGGTCGCCGTACGTGCAGCTGGGTGTCAGCACCGACCGCAAGGTGCACGCGATCGTCTTCGACGGGTCGAACATCCGCACGCTGAAGTCCACCGGGACCCTCGCCACCGACGGGGAGTGGTACTTCGTCGGGGCTGCGTTCGACGTGGCCGCCGACAAGCTCTGGGTGAACCTGAACGGCACCGTCGAGTCGTCCAGCGCCGTCATGGTCACCACGAACCTGCCCGCGACGGACCTGTGGGAGGAAAGTGATGTCAGTCCATACTTCGTGGCCTACCTGCCGGTGTCCGACATCACCCTGGCCAGCGGCGCAGAGGCCAACGTCGACAACTTTCCGCTGTGGCGCAGCGACGCGAGTTTCGCGCCGACCGCCCGGCTTGCGCTGACCACGAACCGGCTCACCGGCGTGCTGGAGAAGACCCCCCGGGAAGCCTGGAAGATCATCGCGGAGCTGGCGCAGGCCGACCTGGCGATGATGCGCTGCGACGAGCTGGACGTCTTCGAGTACCTGCCGCTGGGCTGGTGGGTGCGGGACGAGCAGCAGACGGTGCAGGCTCTCATCTCCACCGCTCGCAATGCGGCCCCGTTCAGCATCGACGAGGACGCCACCCGCATCCGGACCAGCATCAAGGTGTCGTACACGCAGATCGACGCACCGGCGTTCACGGCGGCCGCGGGGCAGTTCCGGCGGGTGTTCGAGCTGGGCGCGACGTCGAACAGCGGCGACGAGATCCGGATCCCGCCGGGCGCGACGGACCTGCGGGTGACGTTCTCCACCCCGGCGATGTACCTGTACCGGACGATCTACGCCGACTCGGGGGTGTTCGCGGCCGCCGAGGCGCAGACCCCGTCTGCGACATACATCACCCTCAATGACTCGCCGGACGGTACCGGCACCGAGTACGCCTACACGTCGGTGCCCCCGGCCCCGATCACGATCACGGTCACCACCTGGGACCCGGGCGGCGCGACCCTGCGGATCGTCAACGGCACCGGCATCGAGCTGTACCTGGCCAACGACGAGAACTGCCCGGTGATCTGCCTGACCGGCATCCCCGCGGTGCTGACGCAGCGGTACGTGCAGGTCGGTGACGACGGCGGCGCCCGCGGCGAGCGCCTGCTGGAGGTCACCGCGGCCGCCGTCCAGCAGGAGCTGTCGGCGCGGCGCCTGGCGCAGAACCTCCTCGCGAACCTGCGCCACCCCCGGGCGACCATCGGCGATGAGCAGTCCGGGATTGCCGTCGTCGCCGACCCGCGGCGCCAGCCCGGCGACCTGGTCGCGATCGAAGACACCGAAACCGGCGTCGGTGACGCCCTGTGGCGGCTCCAGTCGGTGCGGCATAAGGGCGACGGGGCCAGCCACACGCAGGAGGTCGTGGTGCGGCGGGTCTACCCGATCGCGGTCGTCGGTGAGGCTGTCGTCGGGCAGTCCCTCGTCGGGCCCCTGGCTGAGTGATGCAGGTATGACCGGAGCGCAGCGATGATCGGAGTCCAGCCATGACCGTCATCTTCCCGATCGTCGCCCCGGCCGACGGCGAGGTGATCACCCCTGAGTGGGTCGCCGACGTAACCGAGGCGGTCAACAACAGCGCTGTCGCCGTGCCCGTCGTCGCGCCCGACGGCAGCGTCACCGACGGCACCACGACGAGCACGAGCTTTACCAACACGCTGACCACGACAGGCATCCAGGGCTCGACGTTCGTGGCCCCGGCGTCCGGGGTGGTGCTCATCGCGGCGAGCACATCGGCCCGCAACTCCAACGCGGGCGGGTTCTGCCTCGTCGACTTCGAGGTGAGGGAAGGCGCCGTCCTGGGTAGCGGCACCCTGACCAGGGCGTCCAGCGAAAACACCGCCGCCTCGCACCAGTCCGACTCGGCCAACCAACAATCGACATGCGTCGTCATCCCGACGCCGGTGACCGGGCTCGTGGCGGGCACCACCTACAACGCCTCGATCACGTACCGTGTCACCGCCAACACAGGCACCTTCAACCGGCGGAAGATCTCCATCGTGCTGACCTGATCGACGCGCTCGAACCTGTCAGGCGGGTTGACGGACTGGACGCGCGGATCCGCATATCGCACACTCGTACGAAAGAAGGGAGGCAACCTCATGGCATGGCGTGCAGCACGTTCGCTGACCACGTTCCACGCGCAGCTGCAGCGGGAGGCGCCCCGCGCCGCCCCGGCGCCGCGCGGGCAGACGCGGGCCGC